GCTCATGAGAACGCCCGCCTGCGGGCACTGTTGCAGACGCAACAGGACACCATCCGCCAGATGGCTGAATACAACCGCCTGCTCTCACAGCGGGTGGCGGCTTATGCTTCCGAAATCAACCGGCTGAAGACGCTGGTTGCGAAACTGCAACGTATGCAGTTCGGTAAAAGCTCAGAAAAACTTCGCGCAAAAACCGAACGGCAGATACAGGATGCACAGGAGAGAATCAGCGCACTTCAGGAAGAAATGGCTGAAACGCTGGGTGAGCAATATGACCCGGCACTGCCATCCGCCCTGCGCCAGTCTTCAGCCCGTAAACCGTTACCGGCCTCACTTCCCCGTGAAACCCGGGTCATCCGGCCGGAAGAGGAATGCTGTCCGGCCTGTGGTGGCGAACTCAGTTCTCTGGGATGTGATGTTTCAGAGCAACTGGAGCTTATCAGCAGCGCCTTTAAGGTTATCGAAACACAACGTCCGAAACTGGCCTGTTGCCGGTGCGACCATATCGTGCAGGCACCAGTACCTTCAAAACCCATTGCACGCAGTTATGCCGGAGCGGGGCTCCTGGCCCATGTCGTCACCGGAAAATATGCAGACCATCTGCCGTTATACCGCCAGTCAGAGATATACCGCCGTCAGGGTGTGGAGCTGAGCCGTGCCACACTGGGGCGCTGGACAGGTGCCGTTGCTGAACTGCTGGAGCCGCTGTATGACGTGCTGCGCCAGTATGTGCTGATGCCCGGTAAAGTCCATGCGGATGATATCCCCGTTCCGGTCCAGGAGCCGGGCAGTGGTAAAACAAGAACTGCCCGGCTGTGGGTCTATGTCCGTGATGACCGTAACGCCGGTTCACAGATGCCCCCGGCGGTCTGGTTCGCGTACAGCCCAGACCGGAAAGGTATCCATCCACAGAATCACCTGGCCGGTTACAGCGGTGTGCTTCAGGCAGATGCTTACGGTGGTTACCGGGCGTTATACGAATCCGGCAGAATAACGGAAGCCGCGTGTATGGCCCATGCCCGGAGAAAAATCCACGATGTGCATGCAAGAGTGCCAACCGATATCACCACGGAAGCCCTGCAGCGTATCGGTGAACTGTATGTCATCGAGGCAGAAGTCCGGGGATGTTCAGCAGAACAGCGTCTGGCAGCAAGAAAAGCCAGAGCGGCTCCACTGATGCAGTCACTGTATGACTGGATACAGCAACAGATGAAAACACTGTCGCGTCACTCAGATACGGCAAAAGCGTTCGCATACCTGCTGAAACAGTGGGATGCACTGAACGTGTACTGCAGTAATGGCTGGGTGGAAATCGACAACAACATCGCAGAGAACGCCTTACGGGGAGTGGCCGTAGGCCGGAAAAACTGGATGTTCGCGGGTTCCGACAGCGGTGGTGAACATGCGGCGGTGTTGTACTCGCTGATCGGCACATGCCGTCTGAACAATGTGGAGCCAGAAAAGTGGCTGCGCTACGTCATTGAACATATCCAGGACTGGCCGGCAAACCGGGTACGCGATCTGTTGCCCTGGAAAGTTGATCTGAGCTCTCAGTAAATATCAATACGGTTCTGGCGAGCCGCTTACTCAGAGGGTTCGGTTAGCGTTCATGCCGATATGCCAGGGGGAACAGCAAATTCAGCATGGTACATGCAAACAAAGTACGGGGCTGATTACTGGAATGCTACGGCGCCGTTTCGCACCTTCCAGTATATAAGCGGGCATTCTCCATCAAATTACCCGTATGGGTATTACCGGAGGTACTGATGGATAAGGTGATGGATGCACTGGATAAAGCGGCAAACTCGTTTGAAAACCTGCAATTAAAGGTTGGTTTTTTGGAGGGAGCCACATATTCAGATGGAACACCTGTTCCTATGGTCGCTGCGACGAACGAATTTGGAAATCCTGCAAATAACCAACCACCAAGACCTTTCTTTCGCAATGCGATTTCTAACCATGAAACAGAATGGCAGGACGCAACCGCCAGTTTGATTGAAAACGGTGATGAGACCAGGGATGTCCTTTCCCTGCTTGGTGAAATAATTGTGGGCGATATAAAGGAGTCGATTCGCTCCCTTGATTCTCCGCCACTTTCACCAGTTACCATCGCAAGAAAGGGATTTGATAAGCCGCTGATTGATACCAAAAACATGCTGGACAGCGTCAGCTATGAGGTGAGCGAAATTGAATCTCAGACAGATAGCCAATAACGCGATCACAAGCATTAACCCCAACATCCCGGCAATCCTGAAAAAGTATGCAGGTGAAACTATCGGCCCCGGTCGCAAGCCGATTCCGTCTTATCTCCCTGACCAGCACGTTACCATTCAACTACAGCCAATCAGTCGCGGCGACATGCAACACGTCGATGGACTGAATATTCAGGGGCTGGCAAAAGTGATTTACGTCAATGGTAATTACTTCAGTGTTCAGCGAGAACTGGAGCAGGGCGGAGATATCTTCGTGATTAACGGGGAGCAATGGCTTGTTGTTGAGCCAATAGAGTTGTGGGATTCATGGTGTCGTTTGATTGTGGTTCTTCAGGTATCGGAGGGATAACAAAATGGAAGTTACAAGTAATTTATCCGATGTTTTCCACTATGACCCACTCACAGGGATTTTGAAGTGGAAGAAGGACACTGGTAAGAAAAGAATGGTTGGTAAGATTGCGGGCCGGCCAGATAGCAAAGGATATCTAGTTGTCGGGTGTTTTAACAAAGACCTCCGAGTGCATCGAATTGCATGGGAAATCTCTCATGGAAAAATCCCAGATGGTGTGCAAGTTGACCATATCAATGGCATCAAAAGTGACAATAGGCTGTCCAACCTCAGGCTTGTTTCTCACCAGGACAACCAACGCAATATGGCCATCCCAAAATCCAATAATAGTGGGTTTATGGGAGTCAGTTGGGATGCCAAGAATGGGAAATGGCGAGCAAAAATAATGGTAAACAGGAAAACGGTTCATCTGGGTCGATTCTCCTCCATTGAATTAGCAGCCAAAGCAAGAAAGGATGCAGAAATACGTTACGGGTTCCATGAGAATCACGGGCGTACGCCATGAATGATTTCACTGTCGATAATATTATCGATGTACTTGCTGGCTACATAGAACCTATCGCTGGTAAATGCCTGCAGGCTCAGGCTAACCGTGTACCAATGCCCAAAGATCAGTTCTGCATCCTGACCCCTTTGCGATTCACCAGACTATCCACGACGAGAGAGCTTAAGCAAGATACCGGCTCTCCGGACACAAGCACCATGGGATATACGGAAGTTCGCCAGGCTGATATTCAGGTAGATATCTATGGTCAGGGGGCAGGGGATAGAGCTATTGCACTGGAAACAACATTCACCAGTGGATATGGCTACGACATCATCAAGGCTATTGATGCACGGCTTGCGCCGCTTTACTCATCTCCTGCCATTCAGGCGCCGATGATCAACGCCGAGAGTCAGTGGCAGGAGCGTTACATGTTAACTCTTTCCCTGCAAGCACACATCACCGTGTCGTTCCAGCAGGACTATTTCGACAAAGCAGAAATTTCAACTGAACAGGTGGATAACCGCCCATGAGCACAATCCCTTTATCTGTAGATTTTAATATCACGCCCAATGTCGTTACGCCTGCCGGTTCTGCGGTTGATGCTAACGGCCTGATGCTGACCGATAACGAGCTTATCCCGGTTGGCGCGGTACAATCTTATTACTCCTCATCTGATGTATCAGCTTTGATGGGGAGTGAATCGAAAGAATTCCTCGCAGCACAACAGTATTTTAACGGATACGAAAACTCATCTGTTATTCCTGGTGAACTGCTGATGTATCGTATTGTTACTTCACCAGTGGCTGGGTATCTTCTGTCCGGCAACCTGAAAGGTGTTACCCTGGCGACACTGAAAGCGATTCCAGCAGGAACAATCACCCTTTCCATTGATGGTGAGTCGACTACCAGCACATCAATTGATTTGTCCACAGCCACAAGTTTTAGCGACATTGCGTCCAAGTTGCAGGTTGGAATTGGTGCAAGCAAGGTGGTGGTTGAATGGTTGCCAATAGCTAACCGATTCATCATTCGCTCTGCCACTACTGGCGCAGAGAGTGAAGTGTCTTATGCCTCTGCTGGCGCTCTGGCTACCGGGTTGTTACTGACGCAGGATTCCGCAGCGATTGTATCACCGGGTTCTGATGCGGTAACTCTGACAGACACGATGAACAACATCATCAACGTTAATCAGAACTGGATACTGTTCAACTCTCTGGTCGAACTGACCGATGACCAGAAAACAGAATTGTGCGCATGGGCAAGCAGCAGTAAAAACCGGTTTGGATATGTTGTTCACGACACCACTTCAGCAGGAACGGTAGCCAATAATGCAAATTGCTTTGTGCAGAAAGTGGTTGTGGCAAATGGCTACGAGAACATTTTTCCGGTATACGGAACATACCTGTATAGCGTTACAGCACTGGCATATGCTGCATCCGTGGATTTTGCACGCACCAATGGGCGTATCTCGTTCAAGTTCCGTGGATTTTCAGGGTTAGCACCCAACGTAAGCGATCTGGCGACCGCTCAGGCACTGAAGTCAAACGGTTACAACTTCTACGGCTCATACAGCCTGAACAAAACAATGGCGCAGTACGCATCTGATGGTGCCATTACTGGCAAGTTTGTATGGCTGGACAGTTTTATTAATCAGGTATGGATTAATGCCAATCTGGTTAGTGCTTTTGCCAACCTGTTCACCAATAACCAGTCTTACCCGTTCAATGAGACAGGATACGGCGCAGTGTCTGCCGCTGTTATTGATGTTGCTGAACAGGCTCTCAATTTCGGGGCTATTCAGCGTGGCGTGAAACTTGATAATGCGCAAACCAGAATTGTGAATAACACAGTTGGTAAAGATATCTCATCGACGCTGTACTCACAGGGCTGGTTCCTGTACATCCCGACACAATCAGGCTCTGCACGCATTGAACGAGACCTGAAAGGTGTCATTTTCTATTATGTCGATGGTCAGTTAATCCAGTCCATCACAATGTCCTCAACCGCGATTTTATAAGGGAATAAATCATGCCTATCGATATTACCTCGGCAAACAGTAAGCTGCGAATCGTCGTACCCGCTTACTACCCTGGCGGTTTTGATGTTGACGACTACGCAGCTGATAACATGTTTGAAACTGGCGCACTACAGAACAAAGAAGACATGATGTCAGCGGACGGTAAATACCATGCTGGTTTTATCTTTAACCCGACAGAGTTCACCATCAACCTGATGCCCACATCTAATGCTGGCTCGCTGATTGATGACTGGTATGCAGCGGAGAGAACTGCAATTTCAGCGTTTCAGTGTAATGCGGTGCTTACAGTTCCGGCCCTTGGCGCGAAGTGGAATTTTGTGAACGGGGTTCTTTATACATGGACTCCAACCCCTCCGGGTCGGCGCGTACTGCAACCACGCCCGGCAGTATTTCACTTTGAGTCTGTAACACGGAGCACTATCTGATGGCACGTAAAGAAATCCCCTTTATCGTGGAAGATGATAATCGCGACAATGGGAAAGAGTTCATTATCACAGAGATGTCGGCATGGGATGCCGATGAACTGGCACAGGATTTATTCCGCTCCATGGGGGAATCGGGATTCTCTGGTATTCCTGCTGATGTTATTGCCATGGGGTGTGCTGGCCTTGCCACCCTTGGTCTGAATGTTCTTTCTGCCGCATCGCCGGAAGTCGCCAGAAAACTTCGTGATCGCCTGATGTCAACTGTGCAAATTGTGATTACACACGAAGGCAGCAGACAGGTGCGAACCGTGAAGCCTGTCGACTTTGAAGAGGTATCAACCATTCGTCAGGTAATGGATAAGGTATTTAAAGTCAATTTTGATTTTTTAACGATCGCCGGAGAGTGAAGTACCCGTTCATGGAAGAGGAGACTCTTCCGGCAAAACTCGTTAGCCCCGTAAACGTCACACCATCAATGAACGCCATTATCTGTTCAGGAAAAGCCACTTATACCGATTTGCAGGAAAGGTTATCTGTTCGTGATATGTATAACCTTCTGGAAATTATCTCGGTGGAATCATTTAACAAGCGGGTCTGGAATAAACATCAGGAGCAGCGATGATTATCAATGAGTTGGCCTACAAGGTCACAATTAAGGCCGATGAATTCCTGAATGGAAAACGGAAAGTAAAGCAGGAAGCACAAGACCTTAAAAACGAAATAGAGAGATCTTCATCTGCGATAGAAAGGTCAACAATCTCCTCAATGTCCAAAACGGCTAAGGAGACCGACAAAGCTGCTGTTGCAATGAAAGGGTTGACTGCTTCATTTAATGGTTTTTTGGGGCTTTCGACACGCTTTGTGGCTGTTGGCGGCGTGTTGACTGCCGTAGCCATTGGCATTCATCGTGCATTTGAAAGTACTTCGGAGTCAATTGTAAGAGCCAGTAATATGGGGAGAATGCTTGGAACAAGCGCCAGTAACGTTCTTGGTACTCAGTATGGATTCTCCCGAATTGGTCAGAACGGCGGCGCGTTCCTTGGTGCACAGATGAGCGCCAGGATGGCGCTTGCCAATATAGAAGACCCAACAATTTTCGGCGGACTTACACCGGAGGCTCAGAATTTACTAACAACTGGAGCGAGAACAGGCATTGATATTAGTAATCTTGGAGGTAAATCAGAAGATGCTCTGGCGGAATTTCAGAAATATGGGAAGAACCATAACGAGAAACAGTTAATGCAAGTGCTTTCTGCTTTTGGTTATGACCCTAATCTTGCCGGGGATATTAAAAGCGGAAAAGCTGTGCAGATGGTATCTGAGGAAGAAAAACGATGGCAGATGACTAAAGAGCAGGAAGAAGCACAGCGCAACATTCTTGCTACGACTAAAGCCCTTGACTCGCAATTTGCTCAGGTTAAACAAGAATTAATGGCTACATTTGGCCCTGAAGTGCTTAAAGCAGAACAGGAGTTTTTAGAGTGGCTGAAAAACAACAAGGGTGACATTGTTGGGTTCTTCAGGAACCTGAGTACAGGTATTGATGGTTTTGTTAAAGCCGTTGGTGGCGCTGGAAACGCATTGGGCATTCTTGCTGCCATGGCTCTTCTTAGCGGCAAGGGGTTAGGAAGCAAGCTGGGCTTAATCGGTACGATTGGTGTTTTGGGGCAGATGGTACAAGACCAGTATAAAGATGTTCCTGATGAGATGCGGCCATTCGCATTTCAGCAGCATTGGCTGGAAAGGCTCATTGGGCTGGATTATGACGATCCAAATAAAGAGATTCCTCCTAACAAAAATGGTGTCAACAGGCCTGACAGAAACAATAACCCATTAAATCTTAAGGCTACTGGAAACAGAAGAAGAGACAAGGACGGATTTGCTCAATATTTCGACCCAGAAGAGGGCTGGGAGGCCGCTAGGAATCAACTGACTCTATACTACAAAAGAGATAAGCTTGATACATTGCAAGGGATAATAAGCAAGTGGGCTCCATCATCAGAAAACAACACAAAGGCGTATATTGACCAAGTTTCTAAGTCTATGGGCGTTGGTGCCAATGATAAGCTAAACCTCTCAGATCCAGAGGTTATGGCAAAACTTAGCGCCTATATGGCTAGGCATGAAGGTTATCCAGATTGGAAGCGGGGTCTTGATTATGGTAACCCAACGAAAAATAGCAATGCCGCGTACTACCAAACTCAGCAAAGATTGGCTAATGGATCTGCAAACCAATCCTATGCCCAGAGCGTTGTTAACAATTACAACAGCCAGCACATAGGAGAGGTAAAGGTAATTGCCAAAACGGATCAATCCTCAAAACTAACCGAAGGATTTAAGGAGTTGAATCGCAGATCATCAGTAAATCAGGCATTTTCAAGTGCAGTGCCTTAGCAGATTTGCTATTGACTAATTTCCCGCATGAATGCAATTGTTTTTGCCATTTTCTCAGAGTGATCAATTGTCTCAACGAGAAATTTTCGTGCGGGAGATTGCTCATTCTCGCCTCGGAATGTGGCGTTAATGTTTTGCATTGCTGCATTTTTCCACATGCTTACTTCTTCTATGGATTGCGATAATGATGCTGAAGATGCAGCGTCAAAGCATATACCATACGATGAATCTCGTATATCTGACGGTGACTTGCCAATAGCACTAAGTTGATTTCCATACTTTTTTACCATGTCGTTAGCCATATCCTGACAAACTTCATCAATGCTTTTACCCATGCCTGCAACATAAGGAGAAGCATCTTTTATTAAAGACATCATTTTTTCCTTATCTTTGTCGGATGCAGCATAAGCTGCGAGTGATAGAAGAACGGAAGAAAATATTGCTATTGTGAAAAATCTGGATTTCATTCTTTCCCCTTGTAAATTTTCCTCTGTTTGTATCCGTTAACTGAAGCAAAAGCACGCAACTCCCACTCAGGTGGGATTTTTTAAGTTATTACCAATAGGTTATTATCATGAAAGCAATTGAACACTCTTACAAAGAGATGATGCACGCACGATTGGTTGCGAGTGGGTATACCCCAGAAGAAGCAGACAAACTCGTAAACCATGATGAAACAGACTTAGCCGCCGTGATAAAGCTAAATTTGGCATATTCTCTATCCCTGTGTAGTTTAGAGAGCACACTCAGGTCCATTGTTGCGTCACCTAAATCAACCTCGGCAGACGCGGTAGAAGCGATGAAGTTGCTAGTAGAGCTATCAGCACGGCATGAGCACTTATTCAAGTCCTAACTTGTCATGGAGTATTTTTGCAAACAACTTCGTGGCAATCTGCTTTGCGGCCGCCATAGGGGCTTCTGAAAAATCTTTTTTAATTCTTTCTTGAATTGGATTTTGACTAAGAGCCATGGCAAAGTCATGACCTTCTGATGTGAGAACAATGTCACATTCACCACCATGAAGTATTCCGTCTCCGCTAAAGTAGATTCCGGTGATATCCTCAAAGGAAGAGTATTTCAACTCTCTATCTCTGATAATCCCTTGGTCAACCAGTAGGGTCAGGTGAAAAATTAGCTTAGACAGATCTTCTTGGTTTTTTTCGTAGAAACCTAAATCTCTGATTGTTATGTATGGTTTATCGGAGGTTAAGAACGTCGACAACACTTCTTTCAGATAGTCATAATCAATTTTCATACGTTGTCCTTCACTGTTTGTCCTTGCTGTACATTTTTGTTAAGGTCTCAAGAAGCGCCTCTTTGAACTTTTCAGCTTCACGAGAAGCGAATTCCTCTTTGCTACTCACATCGTTGGAAACAGCATCAAGGAGAATTTGAACAATTTCAGCATTCATAGATCTTCTGTTGTTCTTTGCACGCAACCTTATTTTCTCTTTTAACTCATTGGAAACGCGGATATTTATCTGCGGCTCTTCTCTAGACATGATGCCTCCGTGGTGTAACCGTAATGCAACCTCGTAATATCGTCTTCTTACTTGATGTTTACTTCCTTAATGGCTGCAACCTCTCTCTCAAGAGCTATTAATCTTTCGGTTAAGGAAGAAAGGCTAAGCGAGTGAACATTTTTATTTTCTTCTGCCCATGCACTTAGAGCTGCAACCATTTCTGCATTTAAAGATCTGCCATTCGCCTCAGCTAACGCGGTTAGGCGATCCTTTATCTCCACAGGAAGTCGAAGATTAACTTGTGGGTTCTTGTACCTGCGTTCAGACATCAGCGTATCCTGAATAATTTTTTACCACAGGATATGTAGGTATCTATTGACTATCAATGCGTACCTAAATACTATGTATGCGTACCACATGCAGCGGAGGATGCAATGAAGGTAAAAACACTGCGTATGCCAGAGAAGTTAGAAAAAATCCTTGAAGAGAAAGCAAAGGAAGAGTGTCGCTCATTTAGCGCAGAAGTAATTAAAAGGGTGTTGGACAGCTTGAAAAGAGAGGGGATAACAGTATGAGTAAAGAATGTTGTTTCTGCGGCATTAGCGAATCAGACGCTGATCAAACATACATTTACTCTAAAGAAACAGGTCGGATGCTGTGTAGTGACTGCGTGTTGGACATCATAAGATACAAGCATCTTGGATGTTCTGCCAGCATTAGCAATATAGGTGAAGTATACGAAGGGAAAGATATAACTGATAGAGCAGAAAGTTGAAGCCCCAACTGCTGTAACAGTCAGGGCTTCGGTATCGTAAAACCACGCATAGGAATTAACGACATGAAAAGTATAGCAACAGCGGTATCTACTATCAACGTGCCATTCCACGGCGCAGAGCTTTATGTTGTCAATCACAACGGCGAACCGTACACCCCAATGAAACCTATCGTTGAGGGAATGGGCTAGACTGGAAATCTCAACATAAGAAGATTTCTCAACGCTTCTCGAAGGGTATGGTGGAAATCACCATACCTTCTGCCGGTGGGGTGCAAGCCATGATTTGTATGGCTTTGCGAAAATTGGCAGCTTGGTTGAACAGCATCAGTCCTAACAAAGTCCGCCCTGAAATCCGCGACAAGGTAATCCAGTATCAGGAAGAGTGTGACGATGTGCTCTACGAGTACTGGACTAAAGGCCATGTGGTTAACCCGCGCAAAGCTAAAAAGACGTTGCCGGGAAAAATCACCACTGAACAGCAGGAAGCCATTAAACAACTCGTCATGAGTCGCGGTCAGTCTCTGCCAAAAGAAAAACAGGCGAAGGCGATGATCACCATGTGGTCGTCACTGAAATCCCATTTTGGATGTTCGTACAAAGAAATCAGTGAGGAGCAGTTTACCGAAGCACTATCACTTGCGGCTCGTATTCCACTTGAAGGCGAATTCATCGGCAAGTCGGAACATAATGAGATGAGTTGTTTTGATTGGAGGATGAATGTTCATAACCTGAACTCGGCGTGCATTCACCTGGATGCCATGTACAGAATATGGAGAGACGAAATGGAACCCGCTTTACGATTGCTTGGCTCTCCGGTTGCGGCAAGATTTTACGGAAGAATTGCAGATTGCTATTCCGTAACTGCAAGCGTTAAGAAAAGTCTGGAGGATGCCGCAGGGCTGAAAGGCTTACAACCATTTTAACTACCTGCACGAAAAGTGCAGGTCAATAACCAACGCAACGACCCAGCTTCGGCTGGGTTTTTGTTTAATGGAGAGTAGATGGGCATAATCGATTTAAACACAGCAGACATATTCAATGCTATCGGTGGTGGCTCTCCGCTTTCGATCATCGACAGCGTTCTGCATCCCCAGTATGTGATTCGTGACAGGGAAACTGGCGAGGTTGCTCTTGAGTTCAGTGGTATGGCATCCGTACAGCCAAGTGGAAGGGCGCAAATAACAAACGCTCCGGTGGAGAAAGGGAAATACCAGTCCATCAACAAAGTTAAAGAACCAGCCAGAGTAAGATGCGCAATCATCGTAAATGGTCTTACTGGTTTTTCCGGCAATATCCCGAATATTTTCGATCTCACATTCACAAGCCAGAACAGCACGCTGAACACAATCAAAACGATGCTGTCCTCTGCAAAAACATACGATATTGAAACGCCAAAGGAAACTCTGGAGAGTTTCGACCTTGTTGACCACTATTACGAAGTTAACTCTCAAAAAGGGGTGACTCTTCTGACGGTTTATCTTGATTTTCAGGAGGTCATTCAGCAAATGGAGGTTATCCTCTCTAGCTCTCAGTCAGAACAGAAGCCAACGGATAACAATAAGTCACAGGGAGATGTAGGAGTTGATCCGCAAATAACCAATGGCGGAGCCAGGGAATCTACTGTCGATGAGCTAAGTGAGTCATGGTCATCACTGAAGTCATCTGTTGGCGACATCACTGGAAAAATCTCTGACACAATCAAGACTGAATTCCAGAGTGCTCTTGATACGGTGTCCAAACCAATACTCGAAGTTACAAACAGCGCAACAAAAAAAGCGGCAGATATTGCAAAAAATATAGTTAAGGCGAGCACATGATTACAGTATCTGTTCTTCCCAGCAAATCTCAGTCCATTTCGGTAAGTCTGGCTGGTCAGCAATGTAATATAAAACTTGTTCAGCGACAGAGTTTTATGTACATGGATTTAACTGTTAATGAAGTCCCAATTATGCAGGGCGTTCCATGTCTGTATGGGAATAAGATGGTAAGATATTCCTACCTTGGATTTAAGGGAGACCTTATTTTCATTGATAATGATGGGGAATCGGATCCGCAATGGGAAGGCTTGGGTAGCCGTTACTTGCTGTATTACATCGAGGAAAACGAGCTTGTATAAAAATCACAGTCTTCGGTTTGACTTCACGAATGAATCATCAGCATTTGATAAAAATGGAAACAATAAAATCTCCATCAGAAATGTTAAGTCAACAGTATCCCTGAACTTTGTTACCGGTCGGGGAGGTGCTCAGGCTGATATATCTCTTTACGGGTTAGGAATTGAAAGACTTGCTGATATATCAGGGAAGGCTGATGGTATTGTTGGGGAAGGTCAGAAGTTAAATGTTGAGGTATTTGCTGATGATTCTCTTGTTTTCTCCGGCACGATGCTTTCATCAATAGCAAACATGAATTCTGCTCCTGAAAGCAGTCTGATGATAACAGCCTCTTCTAATGTTGATTTACAGAACATGCCAGCAAGCCCGTTTACAGCGCAGGGTGCGCAAAGTGTTGAAGATGTCATCTCATCCATTTGTGCAAGTGCAGGTTATGAGGCTGTGTTTAATAATGTAAAAGGGATGACAACATCAGGAAGTCCGCATTTTGAAGGAAGTGTTTTTGAGCAACTTTATAGGGTCTGTTCAGATTATGGACTGGCGATGTCAGCCACGCCACCGACAAAAGTAGAGTTCTGGCCTTCAGAAAAAAACAGAGACGATGTAATTCCGTTTATATCCAGAGAATACGGACTTGTTGGATATCCTGTATTTTCAAATGGGGGACTGATGTTTCAGACGCAACATTCATCTCTCCTTTGCATTGGAAGATATGTGGATATCAAAACAGAACTACCACATGCAAGCGGAAGGTATAAGTTAACCTCCGTTCGGCATGAATTATCATCATGGATGCCAAATGGTTCATGGCACTCAATATGTATTGCCGCCAGAACAGCAGAACAAAGAGCAGAGGCGCAACAGAATAATGGATAAGCAACTATTTACTCCAACGCCTGCTCAGGTAAGTGAGGCTCAATCTCAGGAATATATTTTTGAGATGCTGATGTCTGGATATTTCTTCATTGAGTTAGCGAGAGTTCAGGAAGTCAGGGGGGAAGCACCGGATTTAGTTGTTGACGCTCTTCCTTTACTAACCAGAACAGACCGTACAGGAAAAATGATTTCTAACTCGGTTTTATATGATCTTCCAGTATGGCGGTTGCAGAGAGGAAACAGCGCTGTAATTATGGACCCTGTGGCGGGTGATATTGGTCTGATTGCGGTCTGCGACAAAGACACATCACTGGTAAGAAAAAATCGTAAAGAATCAGTACCTGGAAGCAAAAGGCGACACAGTAAATCTGATGCAATTTATCTTGGTGGGGTATTAAATATTGCACCTGCTCAATTCATTGAATTTGCTGATGGTGCAATAAACATAACCACGCCTAACCCACTAAATATTAAATGTTCATCGTTAAATATTGATGCTCCTGATGGAGTCAACATGAATACTCCTTTACTTAAAGTTAGCGGTGATATTCAGGATAACGCAAGTTCACAGTCATCTACTGTTAAAAATTTAAGGGACAATTATAACAATCACAAACATTCTGTTTCAGGTGTACAAAGTGGTGGGGCAACAATAAATTCCAATGCAACGGATAAACCGACATGACATACAGAACTATGCAACTGGACACTTCTACGTGGGACTTGACGCTTGACGGAAATGGCAATCTGGCGATCGCAGAAGAATCATATTCTGTTGCTCAGGATGTCGCCAGTGCGTGCCTGGTGTTTTCTGGAGAGTGTTATTACGACAATACGCTTGGGATTCCATGGAAGGCAGAAGTTCTTGGCAGGCGACCATCTCCTGGTTTTATTGCTCAGAAAATGCAGGCTGAAGCACTCAAATTACCCGTCGTTGAGGATGCTCTGGCATCAGTTTTCTTTGACAAGAATACACGTACAACTCGCGGCACAATCCGCGTTACAGATATCAATGGTAATATTGCACAGGCCACCTTATGACGATATTAAATACGGCTGTTCCTGATGTAACCATCACTGAAAACGGTCTTTCAGTTCCCGACATAGCGGATGTGCTGGCGGGAAGACTTACAGACATGTCAACGGTTCTTGGCGGTGGCGCAAGTCAGTCACTGAGTTCACCGCAAGGTCAGATCGCACAGTCTGACACTGAAATCATTGCTCAGGTATACGACAAGCTTCTTTGTTTGTTTAATCAAATAAACCCTGACTTCTCAACCGGTAGATTCCAGGACGGGATTGGTCGGATTTACTTTATGGAACGGATCGCTGCTCAGGGGACAGTTGTTACAGCAACATGCATTGGTCAGGTTGGAACAACAATACCTGCAGGGAGTACCGCTGTGGATACGAGCGGGTATATATATCAGTCAATTGATAATGCTGTAATACCCTCATCAGGCTCTGTTGATGTGCAGTTTGTCAACACAACAACCGGGCCGATTCCGTGTGCCGCAGGTTCACTGAACCAGATTTATCGAGCCGTTTCCGGGTGGGATGCTGTAAATAATACTAGCCCTGGAGTCGTTGGTGTTGATGTTGAATCACGGATCGCCTTTGAAACTCGCCGGAGACAATCAGTTGCCAGAAACAGTCGAAATCAGGACGCATCTACATTAGCCGCGTTACTTGCGACTGATGGTGTGCTTGATGCTTACGTATGGTCAAACAGAACTGCAGAAACAGTAAATAAAGGAACAACGAATTTCCCTATTCTGGCGCATTCTGTTTATATTTGTGTTTATGGTGGTGCTGATGAGGATGTTGCTGAGTCAATATTCAATACTTATAATCCTGGTGCCAATATGAATGGTGATACAACGTTCACTGTTTACGACAACGTTAATTACATGCCTCCATATCCATCATATGTGATGCAATGGCAAAAAGCATCGCCGACGCGAGTTTACTTTAAGGTTAATATTGATTCATCTCTAAATCCTCCAAGTGACATATCTAAGCAAGTAAAGGGAATAATATCCACAGTGTTCAATGGTGGGTATGATGGTATTGGAAAGGCGCGTATTGGATCAACAATAAATGCTGGTAAATATTATTCACCAGTTATTTCAATCAGCCCCGATACAGTAGGTATTTTGTCTCTTGAAGTGTCTCTGGATGGTTCTCTATACGGTCCGGCTGTTACTATGGGTATAGATCAAGTTCCAACCATTCAGGAATCAGATATAACTGTTACTTTATCGTAAGAGAGGGCTGTATGTGGGAAGACACAATTCTTACCCAATACTCAGCAAGCAAAAAATTGCTATCTATCATTGATACTTTTGATCAGGCAGTTAACCTTGATGATTTCACTGATGAGTTTATTACAAAAGTATGGGATTTGACCACATGTGAAACATTCGGACTAGATATGTGGGGTAAAATAGTTGGAATAAGTCGTTATATTAATGCTCCAATAGAAACCAGTTCTTTCGGATTCAGTGAGGCTAATAGTGCGGACATAAATTACCCAACACCTTTCAATGGAGATCCATTTTTTGGTGGGATACAGGAAACAACGAATGTTAGGCTGAGTGATGATGCTTACAGAACTCTTATATTTTGCAAAGCGTTCACAAACATTAGTATTGCTACAATTCCAGAAATCAACCGGTTTCTAAAGATATTGTTTTATCAAAGAGGAAGAGCATACTGTGTAAATTATCGTGATATGACAGTAGGAATAACATTCGAGTTTGAACTTGCACCATACGAAGAATCTATTCTTACGAATTATGATGTAACACCTGTTCCGAGTGGTGTGCTCGTAGGAATAAACCAAGTGGTAAGTCCTTACTTTGGATTTTCATCAGATGCTTATCCGTTTAATGATGGTACATTTTACAGAGATTAAATATGAATCGTTCAGACGCGCCAAAAAAACAAACTAAACCATTTGGAATCAATGGACAGAGGGGGGAGATTTTACCAACAACTCCGTCAGGTGATAATACAGCATCATATGACTTAGGATTTCCTCCAATAACCATGATCCTTAAATCTGCAGGGGGATTACCACCAAAAGGTCAAGATATGAATCAAATTCTGTTTGAACTATCTTCTCTATGTAGATGGTTTAGTGCAGGAGCAATAAACTCTTTTGATAGTGATTTTGCTATCGGTATTAATGGTTATCCAAAATACGCTCTTATAGTTTCAGATGATGGCAGCGCTTTGTATTTGAACACTGTCGATGGAAATACTAATAATCCAAACTCAGTAAGTGATGGATGGTTAAATCTTATATCATATTTAGGCATTGATGAAAAACAGGGTAAAAACCAGAACTTAACTGCGTTATCATCTCTTTCTGGAATACCGGATGGATTGGCATTTTTTACAGGTGCCGGAACAATGGATATGACAGCGCTGACTCAAAATGGCAGGGAAATTTTAAGTAAAAAAAACGTATCGGAAACTCTACAATATTTAACACTTGGTGATGGAACAGGAAGGCTTTTGGGGGTTCAGGCATTTGGATCATCTGGGACTTATCACAAATCACCTGGTGTAACGAAAATTATAGTGGAAGCCGTTGGTGGAGGTGGTGCCAGTGGTAATTTGTCGGCAACTGCATCTGGTAACTGTGGTGTAAGTGCTGCCGGTTCCAACGGGTCATATGCTAAAGCATTTTTTTATCAGTCTATACCTGAATCCGTGCAAGTAACTATTGGAAGCGGTGGTGTAGCAGGAACAGGACCAGGAGGCTCTGGAGGTGACGGTGGGAATACAAGCTTTGGTGATTTGCTTGTATGTCCGGGAGGAAGGGGATCAACTCAAGTTCAGCAGGTACCTCCATTTTCAGGGGGCAGTGCAACAGAAGCATCAATTCCTACAGGGCAAGGGATTCTGTTCCATTCAGTTTCACGATCAAATTTATGTGGGGCACTTGGACTTGGTGATGATCAGGCGATTGGCATTGAAAGTATAACCACTACTATGCTTGGGACATACGGTATTGGCGGGACAGGTAAATACAATAAGGCGTCATCAGGTCCAGCGACAGGAAATAATGGAAATCAGGGATATATTCTTGTGTGGGAGTATCAGTAATGAGCGATATTTATGCAGTCGTACAAAATGGTGTCGTTACAAATCTTGTTGTATGGGATGGTAAGTCAGAGTTTAAGCAAGAAAAAGCGGATATAGTTAAATGTGTTGGAGATGTTGGTATTGGCTGGTTATATGATGGTAAAAAATTCATCAAGCCCTCCTTAAAACCAGATGTAGTTACTCCTCAAGATGAGTTAGTCAGTTAATTGTTAGTACGCTGGAGATTTTGATAATTTCCAGCGCATTTTTCCTTCTGCAGTAATGGATGAAATACCGCGAGTATAATGTTTTTATGCATATGAACCGTTTAAACCAGAGGAGTCCTGACGAAATTGGTTATTGCGCCGAGAGTTGTCGGAGGGGGGTGATATAGGTTATCTAATGGAGTAATCATTTTAACATTAATCAGTTTCCCCATGACATCCTCTAAACCCTATATAAACGATTTCCTGCTACTGGCATTCAAACGAAATAATTTGAAAGCAATTTAAAGATTTATTTGTCTAATGTTGGAAGCCGCGGCACGTCGTATGCAAGAACGTGCCGCGGTTGGCTGGTAAACTTTTCGATAGCACGAGTATTGAATGATTTCCAGCCGTTACCGATTTTACATGTTAATACTTCCACATCATTTAAACGGTTTGTAAGTTCCTGGTAGGTAATTCTCCCGTTAACATGCCTATGGCGCCGTTTGGTTTCAGGCTTATCTTTTTTTGCGTAATAAAAGGTGAGACAAAAATGAGACACACAACGCTTTGTACTGGATTGCAAGGCTTTGTGCCATTCGATAGTTAAGGTGGATCACTCCACCTTTTCATCAAGCCAGTCCGCCCACCACTGCATCATTTCTCTGCGCTTATCGAGATACTGAGCATGGTTGTAAATTCCACGCACAGAACCGCCGTTGGCATGTGCCAGTTGCACTTCAATAGCATCAGCGGGCCATTCGTGCTCGTTCATAATCGTGCTGAATTCATGCCTGAATCCGTGACCGCTTTCCAGACCCTCATATCCGATTTGTTTGATCACAAGTAGCACTGCGTTCTCACAGATTGGCTTCTTCTTATCGTTGCGCCCGGCAAAAACAAACTCTGATACTGGTTTGGTGATTGAGATTAGCGTAGTGAGAAGTTCAACTACTTGGTCTGACATAGGAACCACATGAATTTTGCGTCCCTTCATCACACTGGCGTCAATGGTGATAATCCTGTTTTCAAAATCGACGTTCTTCCATAGCATGGAACGAAGCTCTTTCGTTCTTAGGGCTGTGTAGCGTAAAACTTTGGTCGCAATGAGCGATACGATACTTCCTGAAAATGTTGCCAGTGCTTTGTTGAATGCCGGGAGCTGGTCTGCAGGAAGAAACGGGAAGTTCTTCTTGCGGTATCCTTTCATGGCGTCTGCAAGGTCAGGTGCCGGGTTATATTTAGCCCTTCCGGTGACAATAGCGTAACGGAAAACCTCGCCGCATCTTCTGCGTGCTTTGTTGGCTCGCTCCATTGCACCGCGATCTTCAAACCTGCGGATTACTTCAAGAAGTTGCATCGGCTCAATATCCTGAATTTCAAGGCTGCCGATGATAGGTAAAATGTCGTCATCAAACATTTTTGCAAGTTCATTTGCATAGCCTACCGACCAAACTTGCTTCTTGTGCTCGTACCATTCCTTGTAAACTGCACTAAAGGAATTGTTGTTAGACGAAGCCTTTTTCGCCTTTACCGGATCTATGCCAACCGAGATGTCTTTCCTCGCAGTCCATGCTTTATCCCTTGCCTCCTGCAAAGTCATAAGCGGATATTTTCCGACAGTCAGGATTTTCTCCTTACCGTCAATCTTGTAGCGAAGCTGCCAGACCTTTTTTCCAGATACAGGGACATAAAGGTACAGACCATTACCATCAACAAGTCGGTATGGTTTCTCTTTCGGCTTTGCCGCTTCAATCTGTTTAACGGTGAGCAT